CTGATGCTGCTGCTATGATAGCTTGGTGTCCTGTTTGAAACTCTTCTGCTTTTCTAAATCCGATTGCAACACAATCTTGGTCAGTAAAGTCAACACTGTTAAATGTTGCATCAAAAACCATTCCATGTGTTCCAATAGTACATGAAGCACCACCACCATGCTGTGTTCCACCAAAGATAAGTTCCATACCTGTGTTGTCTGCTGTTGCAGCATCACCTTGTAGGTTTAAACCTGCTGCTGTACCATTTGTGTCAGTGACTGGAATAGTTCCTTCTACCATAAAGCCACTTGCAGCAACTGTGTGTGCCGCAATCATGCTTCCTTGAACTTGTGTTACTTGACCGTTTTTTCCAGGAAAAAGCATACTGAATAATTCACCGTCAGCCATAACTCCATCAGCACCACCTGCTCCTGTGAGCGTTCCAACAATAGGAGTTGGACATGAAATGTAATCCCAATCTATAATGTTTTCTGGTGTTAATCTTGTTAAAGCACCAGCTACTCCTAAAGTGCTTGATAAAGTAGCTGCTCCGGTAACACCAAGAGTACCACTAAATGAGGTGTTTCCACTTGAATCTATTGTAGCTTTGTTTGTTTCTATGCCTGTATCAGTGGCAGTATTAAATACAGTAACTCCGTTTTCAGATCGGACATTACCCTTAAAAGTTGTATTAGCCATATAAAATCTCCTATCTTGGCAAATGTCAGTCACATAGTATGACTGTTAGGTTATTTCAGTATACACAAAAAAAGGTGACACGCAAGTGTCACCTTTTAAAGAGTATTAGTTTTTAATTAAACTCCCGGAGATCCAAACACACATCTTGGGTCTGAAACACCAAAGCTATAACGCTCACGAGCCTTATATCTTACGTTGCCTGTATCAAAGTCACCTTCCATACTTGTAGCAATAGAAGCTCTTTCAAAATGTTTGAAGCCATTAGGGGCATCAGTTTTAATGAAAAACGCATCTGTATCAGTTAAGAAGTGGTTAATAACATACCCTTGAGGTAACATTCCCATGTTGCTCATTGCGTTTATGTCATTATCTGCTGTTCCAGGACGAAGAGTAGTCTTCATTAACCTTTCAGCAACAAACTGTAGTGCTGGTGGGATAATCATCTTCGTTCCTTTAAGAGCAATTTTAAGTCCTCTTTCGTCAATAAAAGCTGCTATATCAATTAATGCCTGTTCTAAGGAAGTTTCGTTTAAGTCAGCGGAGTTAGTTAACTCGTTTTTAAAGTTACCACCTGCCGATGTCGGATGATCAGTAGCACAAAGCTCCTTACCATCACCAAACGTAAAGTTACTGTCGAACGCATTGTTTAAAACAGAAGCGGCTTTTACTTGCTTAGTATTAGACATAGAACGAGCTAACGCACGAGTGTAACGAGAACTAAGTTTGTCATAAAGGTTATCCTCTACAGCTTCCTCAGTAATCGCAAACGCTAATGCGATTGTTTCATGTGTATACCTTGCAGTGAAAGACTCATTTGCCAAATCAAAAGAAACGGCAGCACCCTCTGCTTTTTCAGGTGCTGTTCCAAAGCCAGACAGCATTACTTCTTCTTCAAACGCTCTGTCTGAAGTTTCAGTCTCATATATTTCGGTATGTTCGTTATCATACCTATCGTACTCCAAACCAAATAGAGCGTTTAATCCAGGCTCTAATTCTTTAAGGAGTTGGGATCTTGCAATAGCCATATCAATATCTCCTTATAGACCAGTTGTATCAAGATGAAAAGGTAAAGTTAACCTAACTAAAAAACGAACTCCTGCTGATGCAACATCTATGTCATTGAAACTGTCTTTAAGACCAATGATACGGAAATTATCAGTAGCAGTTGTTGCTCCTGCTGAGGTAACAGAAAGTTCTCCAGTGGAGATAAAACTGTTTCCAGTAGTAGAGGCAAAACCAGCACCTTCAGCGTTGGAATGAACCAATGCTTGAGCGGTAGCTATATTTGTTAAAGTAGCGTCACCTTGGATTTCGTAGACCTGAAAAGGGTTGTCATAAATAAATACAGAAGCTTCTGTACCAGATTTTATGGCTGCTGTTCCAGGATAGTAGTTGTTATATACAGGTTTTCCTGTAAGATCGATGTACTCACATCCCGCCATAACGCCTAAAATTGCTACACTTCCTCCATCAGCAGCACTAACATCTACAAGTCCATTAGTCAACGGGATAACCATGTCACCTTGATGGATGAGACTTGATGATCCAGCCGTTGCTGATACTTGTACCTTGTAAGGAGTTAATCCACTGTTGTTTGGTGCAGAACCCAAGAGGTTATAAGGACGAAGTCCGAAAGGGGCATCTATATTATTTGCCATTTCTTATTTCCTTCTCTAAAAGTTAATCGGAGGCATTTTTACCACCGAAAGTTACACGACTTTGCCTTTCTGGTTTCAGAATAGGCATACTAGGGTGTTGCTCCCTCATCATATCGTTGTCGACAGCTTGTTGTTGATCTCTAGTAAGACCTTTAAAATGTGCTTGTCGTTCAGCTTTCGACTCTAGGGGGAACCTTGCGAGTATTAAGCCACCCACCCCTATAACGCCAGAATGTTTTCCATCCTGAACTGTAGGAGCTTCAAAATCGGGGTACTCGTCTGCACGAACTAATTCAAAGCCTTCGCGGAGCCTTGCAGATAGATTTTTCTTATCATCAAATCCCATGATTGATTCACGGATCCAACGATGAGTATAACCTTCTGGGGGAGGAGGAGCGTCTAGTGTTGACGGTGGGGTCCACGGTTTCCTGCGTGTTTGTTTTTCACGAGTCTTTGTGGTGCGTGATATACGGTCAGCCATTTGGTTTATCCTTCACGTTGTTGCAAATTCATAAGTTGCTTTGCATACGCTTCGTAGCTTACACCAAGTTTGTCAGCAATAGCAACCTGTGATTTTGAAAGTTTGATTTTTCCTTTAGAAACAGTTCCACTAGAACGTGAAACCCCTGCTACTGGAGGTCTTTGATTAGTCCCTTTTTGAGGAGCTTTTTCAAATTTGTGTGGGAACTCTGTCCTCATTCTGTTATCTATCTCAGCATAATAGTCATCTGAGTTAGGGCTGTATCCTTCTTCTTCAACTAATTTTTTGTGTATACTAAAAGCTGTTAACGTCATAGGCTCGTTATCGCCGAACCACGAATTTTGGGAAGCCCACTTCTCTGCTCTTGGATCTGGTGCAGCTTTTTGTTGCGGAGGAGCATTCTTCTTAGCCTCTTCAGCAGCTTTTTGTTGATTAACACGATTTTCGTTTTCTGCTTTCACAACACTCAAACGTTCAGATTCTACTGCAAGTCGAGCTATACTCTTTTGAGTATTCACCTGTGCCTCAACATCACCATTATTTATTGCATCTTGTAAGTTTCTTTTTAAGGTTTCTTCTTCACCAAGTACCCTATTATCATACTCTTTTATGTATGATTCATCTACTTTTTTAGTTCTCTCAGTTAAATCTTCATTAGTTTTTTGTAGAGCTTGGGCATACTCCGTGGCTGCTTTTTCTCTTCTTTCAGACTCTCTTAATTTCCAAGTCATCCGCTCGATACGCTCTTTTACTTTTTTGCCGTACCCCTCAAGACTATCTTCATCTTCGTTAGCCTTGGAATCAGCCTTTTGCTCGATAGACTGATCTTCATCATTTTCTAATTCAACTTCAATTTCGTCTTCAATTTTTTCTTGTGTGTCTGCCATGTTCTTCCCCTATATATGTAATATGTCTGCTGGATCATTAATACGAGCTAATACTTCATCATCGTTTAGAAGTCTTACTTCGCCACCTTCTATTTTAAAACGGCTTCCTGCATATCGACCAAATATAACCCAGTCTTGTTCTTTACACCATGCACCACTTTCGCCAAATTTATCGGTATCTTTGTATGCAAGAGGTCCCACTTTAAGGACTAAAGCACAAACAGTAGCAAGAGCTTCTCTTTCTACTGCTGCATCAGGTATAAAAACGCCTCCTTCAGTTTTACCTTTTCCTCGGTATGGAAGAACTAATATTCTCCAACCTGTTGGTTCTGGTAACTTTTCTAAAATAGGTACGTCTTGGGTTTCTTTTTCTTGGGAGTCTTGGGGAGTACTGGCAAATCGCCTAGGGACTATTAGTTTACTCATTTTCCACCTTTTTTTGCAGGTCTTTTAATTCCTGTTGTAAATATTCAATTTCTGCAAATCTTCCTCGCAGTTCCTTGAATGCAATAAAGTCTTCTACAATACCGTTTGTTATTTGAGTCTGTAGATTTTCTTTTCGTTGTTTTAATATATTACTGAGTTTTTCAATAATGTAAAGCTGCATCTTGCATTTTATCCTATTTTGTTAAACCTTTTTGTTTCTCATATGTTCTTAAGCCACCTAAACCAAGCATCCCCATCAAAACAGTCATTAAACTACCCATATCAAAAGTAGGCAACTCTGGTATTTGAAGAGCTAGATAAGCACATACAAAAATTGTAATCGGTTGTAACACAAAATGCCAACATAAAGCTATCCCACAAGTCCATCCGATAAACGGTCGCCAACCTGCCACGAATATAGATTTATGTTGTGCCTCCGCTTTATTTATTTCTATTTGCCCTTTAGCAAGTTCTTGTGCGTGGCTCTCTGCCATAGTAGCAACTTCATGGGCTAATTTGTTTTTCATATCCTTGTCTTCTATAAACTTACCAAGAAGATTTGACACTGGACCAATTAATGCTGTTAACATTTTGTCCTCCTATGTTTTTTTAATTTTACTTTGAGTTGTTTTACTTAACTCTTTTAAATGAAATAACTTTTCACTTTTAGCTGTATGTGAAGTACCTGTGTGTAAAGTACCGTCTTTCATCTTATGAGACTTACCCTTATGGATTGCTCCATTTCTTTTATAATGTGTTTTCATTAGTATATCCTCACTTCCTTTGGGTCTATTTTTGGTATTAATTTACACATACATTGATACAGTTCTTCTTTTTCGCCCTTCATAATTATTTGATTGTGCAATCGGTTCTTATAGGACAAACAATCATTCACGTTTTTAAAATAAATACTTCCTTCCATTTTAAGACCTAAGAAACAGACAAGCATAAATGCTGTCACTTCTTACTCATCCAAGCAGTTGTACCCATATAAGCACCAACGATACCAGCCCCAGATAAATAAAATAAATTGCTAATATCTGATAAAGCATTAACCCTCTCGACATCAATTAAAAACATAGCTAAAGTAAATAAACCCATAGCAATTAGCGTCGCTCGTGCCATTCTTAGTTGGGCAAGTTGTTTTCTTAATAAAGTCTCTGTTTCCTTCATCATTTTAGCAGTTTCTAATTCCTCATCAGTAACGACACCGTCGCCATCAAGATCATATTCATTATATTTGCTATCATTTTGTAAGGTCTTTTTCATCGTATTAATAAGCCTATAAGTAAAACAATGGCTGTTCCAGAAGTTGCAATCATAATATGCTCAATACGTTTTATTCTTAGTATCGTTTCTTTCCACCTCTCGGCACACACAGCTTCATGTGTGTCTATCTGAGCTTTAACTTCAATGATACTAAGTTTTGACATTTATTTTAGACCTCTGAATTTTATGCCTTGCATAGACTTACGTCCTCCACGAGAAACTTCGCCACCCATATTCATTTTTTCAGGTTTATTGTAAGCCATACCACCTTTCATAAATCTTCTGCCAGTCATTTTATTAGTGGGCATTACTCTATTGTTCATCATGCCTCCCATGTTATATCCACCAGCCATACCGCCCATATTATAACCTCGGACCATACCACCCATATTGAAAGGCTTTCCTGTTAACTGAAATAATTCAGCTTCCAGTATTTCTTTTATTTCCATATGATCAGGATTGCTTGGGTCTAATTCTTTCTTTTGTGCTTTTAGACTTTTTACTCTATCGTCATCTGCCATTTTAATCTCCTATTCGTAAAAGTTATCGCCATATAATTGAGGTAAGGATTGCATAGAAATAGATGGAAGACCAGCTACTTGGTAGCTGTTTTCTATTCCCATGTTCGTTGGAGGTCCCGAAGGTTGATTTGCCATATCGTAAACAGGGGTAGCATCTATTTCAGCTTGCGTTTTTGCAGGACCAATAAGTTCACCTATCCCTCTATTTGCTAAACTTAGACCCAATTGAGCAGCCCTACTGACACCCAAAGCAGGACTAAGATAAGTCAAAGCACCAAAAGGAGTATTTTGACCAGGAACCATCATATTATACATATTTTTGGACATTGATAAGTTAGGTTTATACCCAATCATATTTTGGAAAATACTCAGTATTCCATTATTCTTATCAGGCGGAGTTCTATCAATCATATCAGTAACAGGGGCTGGACCATCATCTCTGCTGTCGTCTTGAAAATCTTTTGTTGTGTAAGTTTGGTCTTGCCCTCTAGAGCCAGCTATCGCATTTGCTATTCCTGCTGCGGACTCTTCAGGGGTATTTTGCCCAAAATCGGAAGGATCATATGCCATTACTGTCCAGGTTTCCTATTAGTGTTTTGTTGCTGTCTTTGTAAAGCTATGTTTGCTCTCAGTTGTGCAATATCTTCAGTGCTGTTTATACGTTGTTGTTGTATTGCCGTTTGCTCTTGCAGTTTTTGTTGATCTAACTTTAATCGCTGTTGATCATTCTGAGCTTCCTGTTGTGCTTCCTGTTGTTTTATTTGTATCTCTTGGGCTTTTAAATCAACTAGCGGATCTTTTTGGTCCGCTTGCATTATTTGCTTTTCTTTTTCAACATACTCAGAAATAAGTTTTGCTTCAATCTCAGCAACCTTGTTAGCCAATAATTTTGCATCAACAGGAGGGGTAGCTTGACCCATTGCTTGAGGCATATCTTCAGGCATGGCTTGACCCATTGTTTCGGGCATCTCTGATTGCTCTTGTGGTTGCTCTTGCA